ATTGAGAAGATAAAGAAAAGCGGTAAAGCGGTACGTATGGATCAGGCGCTGGACGAAGCCGAGAGGGATATTCAACGCGAGATTGAAGAACGGCAGCGGCGCGAAGCAGCAAGACGTGCGCACCTTGTAGCGAGCGCGCGGTTCACGACCAAAACAATCAGTCCATTCGATGTGTTTGAGTTAAAACCCGCGCGAGAACGTGGCTGGGATTCAGGCAAGCAACTATCGGAAAAACAGCGAGCCTGTCTCATTAAGCAGGGAATAGATCCGGGCAAGGTCGGATTTGCGCAAGGCAAACAACTGCTCGGCGAAATCTTCAAGCGCTGGTCTAACGATCAATGCAGTTTTAGGCAAGCAAAAATCCTGAAGACGCGCGGCTATTCGATTGATGTATCGCGCGACGAAGCAAAGAAAATCATTGATGAAATTTCACTACGGGAACGATGGACCAGGAGATCCGCATAATGGAGCGCTGGTATCGCGTCAACAAAAAGAGGCCGTGTGCAATTTGTAGAAGACCCGACTGGTGTACCTATCAAGAGAATGCTGCGTGCTGTATGCGCGTGAAGTCCGAAACCGAGATGCGGAACGGCGGCTGGCTACACAGATCGTCAACTCCGGTCGTTAATGTCGCTCCTGTCCGAAGGGCGATCGAAGACAAACCGATTGATGCGCGCGCGATGTGGCAACGATGGCTTGAGCGGACGGAATATGTCCAACTTGACGGACTCGGCATGTCGTTAGGTGTAGATACAGATTGTTTGAAAGCGATCGGCTGTGCGTGGTCCACGTTCAACGCGTGGGCATTTCCGATGCGAGACGCGAGCGATAACGTGATCGGCATTAGACTCCGAAATGACAAGGGCGAGAAGTGGGCCGTTAAAGGATCGAAGTCGGGTCTGTTTATTCCGGGCGGGTATTCATACATCAATGATCGCGTTCTTTACCTTGTCGAAGGACCGACGGACTTGGCGGCCGCAATGACGATCGGCCTGAGAGCGATTGGCAGAGCGGCGTGCTTAGGGCAAGAGAACCTAATACTTGGATACATCTCTAAACAGAAGATTGATCGTCTTGTGATCGTCACGGACAACGATGAACCGGGATTGAGAGGCGCGGAAAAATTACAATCAATGCTTTCGATTCTCAGTTGCATCTGGATACCACCAACAAAAGATATCAGAGAATTTGTGAACCTTGGCGGCGACTACAAAATGATGCAGGCGATTTTGAAAGACCTTGTATGGGCCAAGGCAAAGCGAGCCGCGTGAGATCAAAGAGCAGGAGCAGACGAAGGCAGCATGAAGATCTGCAAAGACATCAACTGTAAACGTGCTGGCCAGAAATTAAGCCTGAACGAATTTCCACGCGACCGACGAGCAGTGGACCAAAGATATGTTTACTGCAAGTCCTGCTGCCGCAGACGGTCAAGAGAGTTACGCGCGGCCCGCGGCGCTCGTGAATATCGCAGACGTGAATTAGGAATTGAACGCAAGCCGATGGTGCTATCTCCAAGCATGGCATTCAGTCAAGTCTATGAAGCGGTAAACAAAGGATGCCGAACGCGAGAAGCAATTCGCAGAGAAACAAAACTTGATTATGACTCAATTGGAGAAGCTCTTTTAGAATTGTGGGAAGTTAAAGGCTTAAGGATTGAAAGACTATCTAGCGGTAAAAGAGTGTGGCTTAGATTCGATCAGAATGCAGCATAAACAATGGGAATGTATGACTACATAATTTGTAAGTATCCACTGCCGACTGTGCCGCCGCCGTGGGCAACTCCTGATCATCAATACAAAAGCAATAGTCTGGACTGCCGAATGGATCTATATGAGATCCGAGATGACGGGACGCTATGGTTTGAGGACCATGACATTAAAGATCAGAGCAAGCGCGCGATGTGGATAGCGGAACATCCCGGCGAAGAACTTCCTAAGGAATTAGCGGACAACCCGTTATCGGGTTTCTTCGGTTGTATGTCGCGAGTCAATAAGCGATGGGCTCAACAGTACTTTCATGGCGTGATCGAATTCTACGATAGCAACTGGTGCGCGAGTGCCTACGGAATGACGTTTACGCCCGACGGCGCGGATCACGAACGGGTTACTTACGAAGTCACGTTTGTTGATGGCCTAGTCACGAAGATTGTAGAGACAGAGCGTAGTTGCGAGCCCTCGCTATCTAGCGATATCTACCATCAGCTTGCCGCCATGTTTCAGGAAGATAAACCTGAAATTGATTTGTCGGAGCCAGAAGTCGGCACAGACATGTACGTGCTGTGGGGCAGCATTGATCGTGATAAGGATGGCTATCCAGCAAAGCTGACCGCTAAGACCAGGCGTGATTGGGCCTTTACCGTCAAAAACGACAAGATTGAAACGATTGATCCGTCGCAACTTGGTAACTGCCTGTTTCACTCAGAAGCCGACGCCAAAGCTCAACGGACGTGGAAACATCAGGTTTGGGATCGGAAGGCAGAGTACTGCAAAGAACTACTTCGCTTGCGGCATCAAGATCGTTTGGTCAGGCAGATAGAAAGAGTTTAGCAGCGTAAATGAAAGCCTACAATTTATTTTTAGCGAGTAAGCAAGTGTTGACGCCTCCGAGCGGGTTTGCTGTTGAGTCGCTGTCTCCGCAGTTGTTTGAGTTTCAACGCGACATTACGCGGTGGTCCATTGAGCGCGGACGCTCTGCGATCTTTGCTGATTGCGGGTTAGGCAAAACGCCGATGCAGTTGCAATGGGCTGAGTCCGTGACCGCTAAGTTTAATAAGCCCGTTCTGATCCTTGCGCCGCTTGCGGTCTCGAAACAGACAGAGCGCGAGGGTAAGAAATTTGGAATCCCAGTCACCGTAGCGGCGTCGGATATGGACATTCGAAAGCATGGGGTGTTCGTCACGAATTACGAAAAGCTACAACACTTCGATCCGTCACGATTTGGCGGTCTCGTATTGGATGAGAGTTCGATCCTTAAATCGTTTTCCGGCGCGACCCGGAACCAGTTGGTTGAACGATTCGCCGAAACGCCGATGAAGCTGTGCGCCACAGCCACGCCTGCACCGAATGACTTCATGGAGCTGGGGAACCACTCAGAATTCTTTGGAGTACTCACGCGCACGGAAATGCTCTCAACGTTCTTTGTGCATGACGGGGGAGACACCGCCAAGTGGAGGCTGAAAGGCCACGCCGAAGAAGAATACTGGAAATGGGTATGCGGGTGGGCTGTGATGATCCGCAAGCCTTCGGATCTTGGGTATTCGGATGCCGGTTTTGAATTGCCGCCGCTAACCTTGCATCACGTAGTTGTGAAGGGCGCGAAGCCTATGGAGGGCTTTCTATTCCCCGTCGAAGCGCAAACATTAGAAGAAAGACGACTGGCGAGAAGGGCGAGCCTGAAAGAGCGCGTCGCGGCTTGCGCGCAACTTGTTAACGCATCAACCGAACCGTGGCTCGTGTGGTGCGACTTGAACGCAGAAGGCGATCTACTGGAGTCAATGATTCCGGATGCCGTTCAAGTGGCCGGAACCGACACGGATGAAAACAAAGAATCCCGAATGCTTGGATTTAGCGACGGTCAATTCCGGGCGTTAATTTCAAAGCCTTCGATCTGCGGGTTCGGAATGAATTGGCAACACTGTCCGAACGTGGTCTATGTCGGGCTGTCTGATTCTTATGAAAAGCTCTATCAGTCTCTCCGGAGGGTATGGCGCTTTGGGCAAAAGAATCCGGTCAATGCGTATGTGATTACCAGTGAGCAAGAAGGCGCGGTTGTTAAGAACATCGAGCGCAAAGAGCGTGACGCCATGAAGATGGCTCGAGAAATGGTTAAGCACATGAGCGTCTACAACACAGAAGCCGTACACGGCACGGTGAGAACCGGAAATCAGTATGAGGCAGCGCGGCCTATGGCGTTGCCGGGATGGATAAACGCATGAATGTGATCGACCAAAGATTTAGTGAAAGGTGGGCCATGTACCTTGGCGACTCGTGCGAGGCGCTACAAGGCATTCCGTCCAACTCAATTCACTACTCAATTTTCTCGCCCCCATTTGCTTCGCTGTATACATACTCGGCAAGTGAGCGCGATCTCGGCAATGCCCGAAACGATCAAGAGTTTTACGAGCACTTCAAGTTCATCGTTAGCGAACTATACCGAGTGCTCATGCCCGGACGCTTACTTTCGTTTCACTGCATGGATATTCCGGCAATGAAAGAGCGCGATGGATTTATCGGCCTGAAAGACTTCCCCGCGCAACTGCGAGAGATTTTCGAGTTGACGGGCTTTCTTTACCACTCAAGGGCGATCATTTGGAAAGATCCGTTGATTGAAGCAACGCGCACTAAGGCACTCGGGCTGATGCACAAACAGGTGATGAAGGACAGCGCGATGTGCCGACAGGGATTACCCGATCAGCTTCTAACGATGCGTAAACCAGGCGTGAACCCTGAGCCGGTGGCGAGGCCGGATGGGTTCACCTCGTTTGTTGGGGAGGATGAGCCTAGGGCCCGAAAAGGCAAGGCCTCGATCCGTCCGACAGACTTTGAAGACAACCACGCGCTATCTACAAGCGAAGATCCCGTTTACTCGCATCAGGTATGGCGGCGCTACGCTTCCCCTGTGTGGATGGACATTCGACAAACCCGAACGCTCAACGTACAAGCCGCGAGAGAGCAAAGAGACGAACGCCATATTTGTCCGCTTCAATTGGATGTAATCGAGCGCGCGGTTGATTTATGGACCAATCCGCACGATACGGTACTCAGCCCGTTCGCGGGCATCGGCAGCGAAGGCTACGTATCCATTCAGAGGGGCCGGTGCTTCATAGGCATCGAATTGAAGGAGAGTTATTACAAACAGGCGGTAGCAAATCTGCAACACGCGGAAAAGGAAACACCGAGAGACGCGTTATTCGCAACAGCATGAAATGAACTCAGAACTAACCTATTCAACACAGAGAGAGATCAGGGAAGAGCTTCTGAGACAGGAAGCAGAAGGCGTGAGTTTAGATCCGGCTGTGAAGTGCAGATGTGATCGTTGTGGCGCGGTTCATTACAAGAGAGTTGAGAAACAGGAAACCAGGTCAAGCCAGAGTGAGGTAGAGAATGGATAGCACGTCGAAACGTATTCAAGAAGTGATCTCCGCGCAAACCGCAGAGGTTCGTGATTATGACGAAGCGCTTGTGGGACTCGACTCGCTAGATCGAATTCAATTCGCCTGCGACCTCGAAGAAGAATTTGGGGTAATCGTTGTGGATGACAGGCTGAATCAGCTTCAAACCGTCAGTAAGATCGCAGACTACATCAATGAACTATTAGCAGTATGAGCAGCAAGCGCCACATAAGAAGATCCAAGTGCGAGCGAAAGATTCAATACCGCACTGCGGGACAGGCGCGAGCAGCAGCAAGAAGGTATCACGCAAGGGGCGGCGATCTGCTCAATGAATATCCGTGCAAGTCTCATTGGCATATTGGGCATCCATCAAACGGTATTCAGATGGCGATCGCTTCAAAGATTAGCGCGCATAAGGCGCGAAGAAAGATCAACGCATGAGCACAGAGCGAAAATCTGACAAGGAATTAGCCGATCAACTGGACGCGGAAGATCGCCTGCGCGGCAGAGGGTATACGAAGGGCGAATGTTCGCGATGTAAAGGAATGGGCTTCACGGTTGAGTCGGGCATGTACTGGCTTGAGTGTGGTCCGTGTCAAGGTCGAGGATTTTTCTGGCGATCACCGTTAACGAAAGAGGCTATTGAATGGCCGCAGGAACAGCAGTAGAAGTGAAAGGAACTGTATGAGTCGAAGAGATGTCAAAAGGGTATTAGTAATGCTGGATTACGGGCCAGAAGATTCTGACAGCGGCGAAGTCTTTGACCTGACTGCGCTTGTGGCGGAGATGCAATCCAAGGGCGTGTATTCAGCTTCTATCAGTTTGGACGTTCGCGCAGAAAGAACGTATGCGGGACCGGATAAGCCAGCCGTTAAATTGATGGTTTCGTGGGGCGGATACGCAGGGGAATTCGTACATGGCGCAACGTATGTTGAGGATGTTGTTAACTCCGCATTGCCCGATGGTGAGCGCGTCAAAAGTCTACGCACTAAAGCAAAACGACTCCGCAAGAAGGCGGAACAGGTGGACCAAGATGCGATGGTGGCGAAGCTGATCCAAGTGGCAGACGTTCGCAGTCAACACCCGATAGCGAGAGTGACCGAAGCGCCGAACCTACTGGAGAACGCAAGTTAGGCGGGTTGATTGAGGATTGTAGGGGAGATATGAAACAGAAGTTATTCACAGAAGCGGAGGCTGCGAAGCAGATGACCTGTAGCGCGATCACGCTTTGGCGAAGACGAAAGGAAAACAAAATCCGCCACTATCGAAAGATTGGGCGGCTGATCCGTTATACGCAGGAAGACATCGATCAGATTATCGAAGAATCAAAAGCAGGTCGCCCGACGCCGATTAGCCAACGTTCCGTAACGGAGGCGCGTTTTGGTTGATTCGATCAAGTATTTCGCGCGCCCGGTCAAGCGTGCGATCATCTGCGCTCAGATAATGTTGATAGGTAGTTTGTGCTTCTGCGTGACCGAGAATCTTAGAAGTCTCTTCCCTGCTCAACCCGGATTGAATCAAACGTGTTGCGGCAGTGCGCCGGAGGCAGCGAAAGCTCAATCCGTTGGGCTCACCGTGCTCGATACCGGCCCTGCCACACGCGCTCTTGAAAGATCGCTTCACAGTCGTAATACCAAAGACGGACTTGGAATCGTCTTGCTCGGATTGTTCCCACAATGTTTTGAATTCCAGGCGCAGCCGATCACTGACCGGAACTGTGCGGGCCAGTCCGGTCTTGGTGGTCAGAGCGCGGATTTGTATTTTCGTTTTCTGAACGTCGCCCCACTTCAACGCAAAGATTTCCCCCGCTCTCATTCCGGTATCCACGGCGCAGATCAAGATCGCTCTCAGGTGCTTAGTGCGTCCGATGCAGGCAGCAAGCAGTCTAACTTCTTCCTCGAACGACAAAACGCGGGTGCCTTTGCGTTCCTGAGCGACGGAGATCAGTGGCTCACCTCTTCGAAAAGGGCTTTTAGCAATCCATCCTTCCCGCTCAGCGATGTTGAAAAGCCTTCTGAGCAAGGCGAGTTCACGATGAACGCTGGCAAGACTTCGGCCTTTGCCTCTTCTGGTCTTTCCTCGCAGTCTGAGGGACTTGTAGGACTCCAGATCGGTGTAAGCAATAGAGCCGATAGCACGGTCTTCAAAAAACGCATTGAGGGCGCGAGCGTAGCCACGAACGGAGTCACTAGAGCGCAATCCGGAGACCTTTCGATCATCGACATAGACCGGCGCGACAGCATAGCGATCAAGGTACCACTGCATGACGACGGAGAATTTAGCGTTAGGTCCGTAGCGGCCGGCAGTGTTTCGAGTCTCCCGTTCTTTGAGAGCTTCGCGCAGCCGATCACGGGCTTCAGTCTTTGTGGAGCCGGAGCGCCAGAGGGCTTTGCGCTTTCCGTTCTTCATCCAGGTGACGCGGGCGTTAATGTTTCCGTCGCGGATTACGATTTGAATTTTGTGGTCGCGGGGCATCTGCTATCCGATAAGCTATACGAACGAAAGTTAGATCGTGACGGAAAGAGCAATCGGGAGACGGATTCTGATAGTTGCGAGCGAATAAATCAAGGCGTTTTGAAGGGTCTTGATGTTTTAAGTTACCTAGGGCAAGATTACGATGAAGAGGCAGATCTGACTTCGGATCAGAAGGTCGCAGGTTCGAGCCCTGCTGGGTGCATTAAAACCTCAGCAAAATCAAACAACCAAAAAGTCAGATTACCTCTTAACGGAT